ATTTTAAATATAATCAATTTGAAAATTTAACTAAACAACAGTTAGGATATTTTTGGAGACCAGAAGAGGTATCTTTACAGAAAGACCGTGGTGATTATCAATCACTACGTCCAGAGCAGAAACATATCTATACTTCAAATCTTAAGTATCAAATTATGCTTGACTCTGTGCAGGGTCGTGCACCAGGTATGGCATTCTTACCATATGTCTCACTTCCTGAGTTAGAGGCGTGTATGGAAGTATGGTCATTCATGGAGATGATACATTCACGTTCTTACACTTATGTAATTAAGAATGTTTATCCAGATCCATCAGAAGTGTTTGATAAAATTCTAACAGATGATCGCATACTACAACGTGCTGCGAGTGTGACAGAATCATATGACACATTCATTAATTACGCACAGGAATGGGGTCAAGGACACATGTGGGAAGATGGATGGAAAACATCACCAACATCAGTCTGGACTCGTAAAGATTTAAAAAGACACTTATATAGGGCAGTCGCTAATGTTAATATTCTTGAGGGTATCCGTTTTTACGTATCTTTCGCTTGTAGTTTTGCTTTTGGTGAACTCAAGCTCATGGAAGGATCTGCAAAAATTATATCACTCATTGCCAGAGATGAAAATCAACACCTTGCAATCACCCAAAATATTATCAACAACTGGAGAAAAGGTGATGACCCTGAGATGAAAGAGATTGTAAAAGAAGAAGAGCAGTGGACATACAGCATGTTTGACAGATGTGTCAATGAAGAGAAAGTATGGGCAGAGTATCTATTCAAAGATGGTAGTATGATTGGTTTGAATGATAAATTACTTCATCAGTATGTTGAATGGATTGCCAATAAGAGAATGAAATCTATTGGTCTAAAACCTGTATATGACATTCCAGCAAGAAACAATCCATTACCTTGGACACAACACTGGATTAGTTCCAAGGGTTTACAAGTTGCTCCACAAGAAACAGAGGTAGAAAGTTATGTCGTCGGAGGAATCAAACAAGATGTCAAAAAAGACACCTTCTCAGGATTCAAACTCTGAGGAGATTGTCTGGGATATTGAAGAACTTAAAAAATCAATCCGCGATGCTGCGGATGAATATGATAAACTAGTTGGAGGTTAAAATGATGAGTCCCTTTGGTAGTGTATTAAACACTAGGGAAACTTACAGTAGATTCTATCAAAAATTACTTACTGAAGTTGAAGTACAATTTGACAATGAGAATCCCACATGGATTCCACTTGATACTTTATTAGCGATTGAAAGAACACACAATGGAAACACATAGAAAAACATTATTACATCTCTTAAAAGAAAGAGCATACAAGCACGGACAATTTACTTTATCATCTGGTAAAAAATCAGAGCATTATATAAACTGCAAACCTGTTACTTTATCTTGCGAAGGTAATGCGTTGTGTTCTCATCTAATGATCGAACATGTAGAAGAAAACTCAGTAGCAGTTGGCGGTCTTACACTTGGTGCTGACCCATTAGTTTGCGGTATCGCACAGAAAGCATACTACTCTGGCAAACATATTGATGCTCTGATTGTAAGAAAGAATCCAAAGGGATATGGGACAAAAGAAGTAATCGAAGGTAATAAACCACCAGAGGGGTCTGTTGTTACAGTCTTAGAAGATGTAACCACTACAGGTAGCAGTGCACTTAAAGCAGTGAAGGTATTGAGAGATGCTGGTTACATCGTAAATCGTGTTGTCGCAATTGTTGACAGACAAGATGATCATAAGGTATGGGAAGATAATAGCATTGAATTCATCTCACTATTCAAGTTACAAGATATCACTGATATATAATAAAGAGTAACATGAAATCTGCATGGCAGTTGACTATGAGAATCCTTGGATGTATGAGGGAAAACCTTTTACTTCTGATGACATTGGGGATTATTATGGATTCGTCTATCGCATCACAAATACCACCAGCAGCAAGTCCTACATTGGAAGAAAGTACTTCGTGCAGAAGAGAAAACCAAAAGGAGGAAAGCGAAGAGTTACAAGTGAATCAGACTGGAAGCGATATTACGGAAGCTCTGACGAGCTTAAACAAGACATTAAAACTCTTGGCAGAGACTCTTTCAAACGAGAAATCCTCTCCCTCCACACAACTCTTGGAAAAGTAAACTACGAAGAGACAAAACAATTATTCTTACATAATGTATTGATGGAGTCACTTGACAACGGTGAACCTGCATATTATAATAGCAATATATTAGGACGTTATATGCGTAAAGATTATGGCAACTTTGAAAGAATCAGTGAATGATACATACGATTGGTCTCTTGGTCGTATTGCTGAACTTTGTAGTCAAGGAGAACTTGAGGATGTCATGAATGGAAATTCAATACGTCAAGAGTTTAATGAATGGTTATCTGATAATTATAAAGATCAAGAAATAATATCATTAGAATATATTGGTAATGGTAGTGAGTATGATGACTGAAGAAGAACTAAATTTAAGAAAAGCAACTTTAAGTATTTTACTTAAAAATTTTGATGACAACCGTGCCATTTATGAATGTGCAGATGAATGGGTAAGTAAGTTTAAAACCACCTCTGGACTTATTAAATACTATAAAACTTATTTTGCTAAATAGGAGTACGTTATGGTATCAAAACATGGTTGATAAAAAACCTGAAGTTAAAAAAGACGAAGTAAAAAAAGAAGAACCTAAGAAACAAGGTTTTCTTTCAAAGTTGAGAGAGGCTACTGACGATAAGGAAGAGCAGATGATGATTCTCTCAACTTTTGTACGTCTGGGTATTTTAGTATGGAGTGGTGCAATCTTAACATTAGCATATGTAGATCTACCAGAAGCATTTAAAATGCCAAAACAAGACCTCGATCCAACTTTCATAGCTTCGGTTTTTACTGGGGTACTAGCTACATTCGGAGTCCAGACAACCAAAAAAGGTGCCACAAGTGGTGGTGGAGGAGGGGTATCAAAGGCAGATATGGAGAAGTTAATTGCTGCAGCATCACAAACTGCACCCGCACAAACAATTCGTATCGAACAAGCTCCTGTTAAAATAACACCTGATACAAAATAGGAAAGAAAAATGAAAGATGTGAAATGGTTTAAATGGTTCGCACTCGGACTAGGTGGAATTTTAGGTATGTCTCATATAGGTTTGATTGGTGTCGCTACTCGAAAAGCAAGTGTACCAATTATTAGTCCACCTGTAGGACCGTACACATCCTATGTTATTTCTGCAGATAAAGAAGGATATAAGTTAAGTTATACTGCAAACGATCCTAAAACAGCATTCATCACTAAGGACATCAAAGAGAAAGGTGGTTTCTTAGGTTTGGCAAATGAAACTACTCAAATTACAGAAGAGTATTTCATGGATGGTCAAACTAATCAAGGTGGTGCTGTATCTAATCAAAGATCTTGGTTAGATCAAAAACCTGGTTTGACACAAGCACAGGCAGCAGAAATAAATGCTGCACGAAAAAGTGAAGCCTGTATTGAAGCAATCGGATCCGCAAAAGGTACAGGCAGATTGGTTGGGACAAGTATTGGTGCTAGTGCTGCTCCTGCTGTTTCCTCTATTCCCTTTGTTGGTTGGGTTGCATCTGGTTGGGTAGCAATGTTTGGTGGTGAGCAAGGTGCTGAATTAGGTGGTAATCTAGCTGAAGATCTCAATAAAAATTGTTAATTAATTAAATTATGCCATACACAAAAAAGAAGAGAAGTACTCTATGGCACATTGAACAAATATTAAATGATGTTGCAATGTGGCACAAAAAAATTATTCGAAAGGTTAGGAAGTGGTTAAACCTTACAGACTACAAATTACTTTGGTTGTCTTTTGGTGAGGGTGTGTTAATAGGACTTTTGTTAGCATTTATACTTTAAGTGTGTGAGTCCACACATTAGTGCGTATTTTTACTTAGTGTAGTATAATAAATAACATTGTACTGGAGTTGAAACTATCATGTCCCATTACACACTAGGTTGGCACGACCTACAAAACGAATACCACGAAATAGGCGAATATGCGGAAGACGCATGGGAAGCCGTAAGAAACGCAAGAGAGGATGTTCCGTATCTACACGAACATCCTTTTTCTTTGGATTTAATTAAAAAGGAGGAATGATTATGGCATATAATGTAACTGCTATTGACACTGAAGGAAACAGCACTACATTTGAGTGTGAAGAGGATGAATACATCCTTGATAAAATGGAAGAGGAGGGTATTGAAGCACCCTACTCTTGTAAGGCAGGTGCATGTTCAACATGTGCAGGAAAAATTGTGGAAGGAACTGTTAATCAGGAAGATCAATCTTTCTTAGATGATGATCAACTTGAAGAAGGTTTTGTTCTCACATGTGTTGCTTATCCAACATCTGATGTTACAATTGAGTTAGGTCAAGAGGAACATCTTTACTAAGTATAAATACTTATAGGTATAAAAAAGATATGAAAGAATTTATTTATTGGACAAATAGATGCGTAGTAATAGTATTACTTGTTATATCTTGCGTCTTTTTAGGTGGTAAAGCATACGCTGCTGAAATCACAATGGGTTCAGGAGGTAATCTAATCTTTGAACCAAACGAAATTACTATTAGTGCTGGTGATACAGTCACGTTTACAAATGGTGAATTGCCACCACACAATATGGTAGTTAAGGATCATCCTGAACTATCACACTCAGACTTGGCTTTTATGGGTGGGGAAAGTTTCGAGGTTACTTTCCCAGAGTCTGGAGACTATGAGTTTCAGTGTGACCCTCATGCAGGAGCAGGAATGAAAGGAGTTATTCACGTCGAATGAAAAAATTTAACACACTTGTTTTGGATGTAACAATTTACATCCTTGACTTTCTCTATCGAGGTAGAGAATTTCAAAGATTCTGGGTGCTCGAAGTAATCGCAAGAGCACCTTACTTCGCATTCATAAGTGTATTACATTTTCGGGAATCACTTGGATTGAGAGGTGAGGAACATATATATTTAATGAAAGAACACTTCTATCAGGCACTCAATGAAACGGAACATTTGGAAGAGATGGAACTTAGAGAGGGAAATAAGTATTGGATCGATAGGTTCTTTGCCAAGCATCTTGTTCTATTTTATTTTTGGGTCATGGTTGGCTACTATTTTATTGATCCTATTAACGCTTACGACATCAATATGAAGATTGAAAAACATGCATTTGAGACTTATGTAAAATATAGTGCATGGCATCCAGAGGATAAGAAGATAGCAGAGATTGCTCAAGACGAATATGAGCATTCCAAAGAATTGCAAAAGGCAATGTTAATGATCGCATAGATAATACTAATCACATTCATTAGTTTATGTTATCTACCAATTATCGTCTAAGATTAGAAGCAATCTGTAAAGATATCGCATCAGGAACAGAAGTGAGTATGAGTGATATGATATGGGCACAAAAATTAGCAAAGGCAAATACAAGTGCCAGAGGTATGTTACAACAGGCAAGAAGAATAAGAAAGAATCCGAACGACTCTTTTCTGAATAACTTGAATATAGGAGACTCCGATTCAAGTAATCATAAAAGGGGTTTCGATAGTCCAGATGAGATTGTAGATTGGTTCAGACCTGATAGATCTGATGATTGGAGACAACGAGATTGATTGTTTGGAGTATCGTATGGATGATTGTTATACTGTTGATTTCTGTGGCAGTTGTGATATACTACATAATGAGATACGACCACTTCTGGCCAAATGAATAAGTTAGCAATACTACCAATTTTCTTTTTGACAATGTGTGGAACCGCACCAGTGACTCCACCTGCGGAAGCAATTCCACCAGAAAAAATGGAGATGCTATGGGAAGCATTAGAATATGTAAAAGAATATGAGGTTTTACAGAACAGAACAGAACCAGATGATGCTATAAATAATGCATTAATGGAGTTTGAAAATGGAAGTGATGGTACCACCAAGCAGGAAGTCATGTTACAACTTCCGAGTAACGAAGATTAATCGTGTTGTTGACGGGGATACTATTGATGTCACCATTGATCTGGGGTTTGATCTATACAAGAAAGAAAGAGTTAGAATTGCAGGAGTTGATACGCCAGAGAAGAGAACAA